AAGTCCTACAAAACTACAATGCACAAAAATCACGTTTTGGACTAACTTAATATTTATAAGATATTATGGCTTTAACATTATCAAAAACAGGGATAACAACAGGAGCTACTATTCAGGTAGGTCATGTAACACAGTCAATAGATGCTTTTACTAAACAAGCAGCTTATGATATTACTCTGTCAGGTTCTTTAACCTTAACCGGATCAGTAGCATCTTACAACGGATTTACAGGATCTTTACAAGGTAATATTTCTGGACAATCACAGACTTTAAGTACTAGCTTCTACCCTAACGGAGTAGGTCCGGTTATTCAAAGTGCAAAAATACTTGCAGGTACTGCTAGATTAAATGGAGGTTCACCTTCCACTATTGCATTTCCATTAGCTGAACTTGCAGGAAAGACTCTAGGAGTAGATTGCTTTGTAACAGCAACTTTATCTGGTTCAGCACCTTACACCGGAACAGTGAATGTAGGAACCCTAGCCGGAGGAACTTTATCCTTCACCGGTAATAACGGAAATGCGGATGTATTCCACTTTCAGGTAGTTTACTACTAAGCATTTAATTAAAAGCCTGCTACTATTTATTAGTATATGGCTAACATCCCAATATACCCAGGTTCATCTTCCTTTTTCCCAGGAATGACCCCTTTTGGGTTTTACGACTATGATTACCAGTTCCAAACAGATGCTGACAAAGTAGCTACGTTCTGTGCAAGACGCCTAGGATACCCTATAGAAAACATAGAATTACAGGATATTAACTTCTACACTGCCTTTGAAGAAGCAGTAACAACCTACGGGAATGAAGTTTATGCCTGGAAAGTAAGACAAGACTACCTTTCAATGGAAGGAGCTTCTACAGGTTCGGTTTTAAATCATACAGTCATTCAGCCAAACTTTGCCGGAATAATCAGACTTTCAAGACAGTACGGAGAAGAAATTGGGGTTGGAGGTACAGTACCTTATTACACTGGTTCAGTTTCTACTATTGAGAATGAGCAGCTATACGATTTAAACGCATGGGCACAAGCTTCTGCCTCATTATCAGCCGGAGATACAATTGAGATTAAGAGAGTGTTTTATGAAGCACCACCGGCAATTGTACGTTACTTTGATCCTTATGCAGGAACCGGAACCGGGATGATGAATTTACTGGATACTTTTGGTTGGGGTAATTATTCTCCGGCTATTAACTTCCTTTTAATGCCTATCAATTATGATCTTCAGAAGATTCAAGCAATTGAATTTAACGATCAGATCAGAAAGTCTCAATACTCATTTGAAATTATAAACAATAAATTAAGAATATTCCCAATCCCAACAGTAACCGGAGGAAGAATCTTCTTTGAATACATTAAGAACTCTGAAAGAAACAGTCTTGCAGATCCTACAATGGGTAACGGCGGGGCAGTTTCTAATGTATCTAATGTACCTTATACTAATCCAACCTATGTTCAAATCAATTCAATTGGAAGACAGTGGATCTTTGAATATACTTTAGCCATTTGTAAAGAAATGCTAGGGTATGTTAGAGGAAAATATGATACAATTCCAATCCCAGGAGCAGAAGTTAGACTTAATTCAGGTGACTTGGTAGCAGCAGCAACTGCTGAAAAGACTTTCTTGATTGAAAAATTAAGAGGGCATTTGGAAGATACTTCAAGAGACAAACTTCTAGAAAGAAGAGCAGCCGAGGCTGATTACAAACAAAAAGAATTAAACATGGTTCCACAATTAATTTTTATAGGGTAATGAAATTAACACAGCTATTAAAAGAAATACAATTTTCAATGTACCAGACTTTGGTTTATGTTGAATTTGATGATTCTACCAATATAACTGATATTGCACAATTGATCAGAAGCGTGAAGTACGTTACTGTTGTGAATAATAAGACCGATAAAGAAGATTTGGAACCTAGAGGCTTACTTGAAATTAAAGCAGTAACAACCAAAACCGGAACTGAGACTTTTGAAGCAATCAGAACAGAAGCTCTAAAAATGATTCCGGAACTAAAAAAATTCAAATACAGCACCAAGCAATTACATAAAGTAGAGGAAATCTAAAATGGCATTATACGGAGAGGCAAGAGACATAAGCATGTTCAGACACGTCAACCGCGAGTTGATGCGTAACATTATTTCTCAGCAGGTTGTCTTCTACAAATGCAACATTACAGAAACTCAAGTTAATATGTACGGTGAAACTACCGGAGGCAGGGTTTATGATGAACCGCTCCTTATTTATTCATTAATAGAAAGAGGAGATCAAACAGCACCTATCCAGGATGATTTAGTAGGCTTTAACTGGCCGGTTACTTTTAGATTCTTAAGAGACGACTTAGTAGACGCTAATGTAGTTCCGGAGATCGGAGATATAGTAATGTGGCAGGATGCCTACTGGGAAATCGATAATGAGAATATCAGTCAATTATTTGTAGGTAAAGACCCAGACTATCCCTTTAACGATTCTACAGGAACTAATCCTTTAGAAACTGATTTAGATAGATTCGGATATAATGTATCGGTAATTTGTACTGCACATTACGTACCTGCAGATAGAATAGGAATCGATAAACAAAGACTATAATGACAAAAGGAAGAAAACCAATACCAAAGACCCAGAAAGAAATTAGCAATTCTTTAGTGACTCCTTTTGATCAACAACAAGGAAATCCTAACAATGCTACCCCGGATAAGAATAACAGGGCATTACAGACTTCCTGGAAAGGGGACACAACTAAACCCTTTGCAATAGGCCTTCAGGATATCGATGAGGCAATTTTTTACTATTTGCAGAATGTAATTAAACCTACAGTATTGCAAAATGAAGAATCTTTAAATGTTCCTGTTTTGTATGCATCTCCAGAAAAATGGAAATCATTTCAAAGAGACGGTTACCTTAGGGATTTGAAAGGAGATTTAATGGCTCCTTTGATTATCTTTAAAAGGGAGAGCATTGATAAAAATAGATCAGTAGCAAATAAGTTAGATGCTAACGATCCTCATAACTACACAATTACCCCTAAGAGGTATAGTTCTAAGAATGCATATTCTAAATTTGATGTTTTAAATAATAGAAAACCAGAGAAAGAATATTATGCAGTAGTAGTTCCGGACTATATTACAGCAACCTATACTTTTGTTATTTTTACATACTATGTAGAGCAACTAAATAAAATAGTAGAAGCAATACAATATGCCTCAGATTCATACTGGGGAAATCCAGAAAGATTTAAGTTTAGAGCAATGATTGATTCTTTTGGTTTTCAAACTCAGTTAAACGAAAATAGCGAAAGGGTTGTACGAAGCACTTTTACAGTAAAACTGAACGGCTATCTAATACCAGATAACATACAGAAGAATTCAACTGCTATTAATAAAGTCTTTGGAGCAACAACTATAAACTTTACCCTAGAGACCGAAGGCGGTTTAGACGATCAGTAACCGGGGTCTCCCCCTAGTTCTTGTTTTGCTTTTTGCAATACAAATACCTATTTATACTAGACTATTTAACTAACTTAATAAAATGGCAGAAACTTTAATATCACCAGGTGTACTTGCAAGAGAGAATGACTCTTCATTCATCACCCAACAACCAGTAACCGTAGGTGCAGCAATCATTGGCCCTACTGTGAAAGGTCCTGTGGAAGTTCCAACAGTTGTGACTTCTTACAGTCAATTTAAAAACACATTCGGAACTACATTCTCAAGCGGTAGTGGTGTATACACATACTTCACCTCTATTGCAGCTTATAACTACTTTGCAAACGGAGGAGAAACTTTACTAGTAGCAAGAGTGGTAAGCGGATCTTACAACTCTGCGACAACCTCAGTAAGCGGAAGTAACACGTCAGGATCTGTAGTATTTGAAACACTTTCAGAAGGAGCTATCATGAACAACTCAGGATCTGAGACTTCAGGTGCTTTAGTAAGTGGTTCTATAGACAATGTAAGATGGCAAATTGTTAACTCAAACACTTCTTCAGGTACTTTTGACCTGTTAGTAAGACAGGGTAACGATACTGCAACTACTCCTATTATTCTTGAAACTTGGACTAACCTATCTTTAGATCCTTTCTCTCCTAACTACGTTGCTAAGGTGATTGGAGATCAATCATTCAACTATGCTTCTTCAGGAACAAGTTACTACTTAGAAGTAACAGGATCTTATCCAGTAAGTTCAAAATACATTAGAGTAAGATCAGTAACTAACCCTACACCAAATTACTTTGACAACTCTGGAGTTGCTAAGACAGCTTATACTTCTTACATCCCAGTTAATGCTTCTGGTACTTTTGCAGGTGGAACAGGAGGAATCATGCCAGGTGCTCAATACTACAGTGCAATCACTGACGGTAACAAAGCACAAGGTATTCCAAGTGGTAGTTACGATAATATGATTAACTTGTTATCTAACCAAGATGATTACAAATTCAACGTATTACTAACCCCTGGTTTATTCAATTCTTTACAGACTTCACAAGTAACTAGTATTATCAGTAACACTCAAAACAGAGGGGATAATATCTACGTACTAGACTTAGTGCCTTATAACTCACAAGTTGCTACAGTAACTGGACAAGCTGCTGCAAGAAATACTTCTTATGCTGCTTCTTACTGGCCTTGGTTACAAGTTCTAGATCCAGATTCTGGACAACAAGTTTGGGTTCCTGCTTCTACTTTAGTTGGAGGTGTTTATGCATTCAACGATTCAGTAAGTGAGCCTTGGTTTGCACCAGCAGGTATCAACAGAGGTGGCTTAGGAAACGTAATTAGAGCAGAAAGAAAATTAGCACAATCTGATAGAGATACTTTATATTCTAACAAGGTTAACCCAATTGCTACATTCCCAGGAACTGGAGTAGTGGTTTACGGACAGAAGACATTACAACAAAAAGCTTCTGCTTTAGATAGAGTAAACGTAAGAAGATTGTTAATTGCATTGAAGTCTTATATCTCTCAGGTGGCTAATAACTTAGTATTCGAACAAAATACTATCGCTACTAGAAACAGCTTCCTTGCACAAGTTAACCCATACTTAGAATCAGTACAACAAAGACAAGGTTTGTATGCATTTAAAGTAGTAATGGATGACTCTAACAACACTCCTGATGTAATTGATAGAAACCAGATGGTAGGTCAAATCTACATTCAACCAACTAAGACTGCAGAATTTATCTACTTGGATTTCAACATTACTCCAACAGGAGCTACATTCCCAGCTTAATTTTTAAATCGTTAATATTTATAACTAAATAAGACAATGGCAATTTTAACATCAGACGAAATATTTTTCACCGCCTTTGAACCAAAAGTACAGAATAGATTTATTATGTATGTAGACGGTATTCCTGCTTACATCATCAAAGGGGTATCTGGATTAGGATTTGAACAAGGTGAAATCGTATTGAACCATATCAACGTTTACCGTAAAGTTAAAGGTAAGTTAAGATGGAACGATTTAAGTTTAACATTATTTGATCCTATCACTCCTTCAGGAGCACAGGCAGTAATGGAATGGGTTCGTTTACACCACGAATCAGTTACCGGCCGTGATGGTTATTCTGACTTCTACAAGAAAGACGTTGTAATTGACATCGTAGGTCCAGTAGGAGACGTAGTATCGGAATGGGTTGCTAAAGGAGCATTTATTAAAAGTGCAAACTTTGGAGATCTTAACTTTGATAACGATTCAACTGCACAAACCATTAATTTGACTTTGGGCATGGATTATATGGTACTTAACTACTAATCTAGACATAAACTTAAAAGAAGGCCCTCCTATTTATATAAGAGGGCTTTTTTTTATTATATGAAACTCACAACCATACTTCAGGAAGTAATTCTACCTTCAAACCTAAAGACACTTTTAGGTAAACTAAAAGATAACGGTTATACCGTCCTAGGTTCCGGAGACAATGGTATAGCACTTCAAAAAGGAAATCAAGTATTAAAGCTAACCACTGATCTTGATGAGTTAGAACACGCTGAGAAACTTTTAAACCATAGTTTTACAAGCATAATACCTATTAAGAAAGTAGAAATTCTTGGACCTAAATCCGGAGTAATAGAAATGGTAGATGCACAGCCTTTAGCAGAAGAAGAAAGAGAAGAACTTGCCTCTAATGGACTTAAAGCCGAGGATTATTTAGTCTACGACGAAGAACTTAGCGATGATCTTTCAGATAAGCTAAAAGAATTTTTAATAAACCTTAAAGAAGCATTTACAAAATCAGGAATCAATACAGATGAAATTGATTGGTCTCCAAATAATATTATGAATTATAAAGGAAATTATGTCCTAGTAGACGTATAAAACGTATTTCTTATATATTTATAATAGAATAGTTACAACAAACCAGTATATGACAGACTTTAAATTCCCAACCGAGGTTATTGAT